TAGATCAACTGCACTATAACTAATTTTTAATTCACTCTTGCTGGTTTCATTGTCTACCAGTGCGGCAACACGAACATTATTGCCCCACACTTCTTCCCAGCGTTTGTCGTCGGGCAAACACCCACTAGGCCAATCATTTTTAATCCAGTTTAGTGTAGCACCCGAATCGTTGATATCATCTACAATAAGGATTTTTTTTCGGCCATTGCCTGAACACATAGGATCATGCATGACATAACCAAATGCATCCTCGGCCATCCATAGATTGCTTTCTGGTCCGTGTTCACTATCACGCAAACTTACTTTAAGACATTCCATTGGGACTTCTAAGTATTGACTAATAAGGGTAGCAGGCACTAGCCCACCACGTGTAAGTCCAACTACATAGTCGGGTCGCCAGGCATCATGTTGCAATTGACGTAAGATTTCTTGTGTTTGAGCTTCAATCTCCTGCCAAGAATAGTATATTTTTTTCATATGCTATTATACAATATTAATCAGAGTTTGTCAATTATCTTGCAAGCCATTCAGGGTTGGTCTGAAACCAATCAACTGTTTGAGTTAACCGTTTTATGTAGGAGTCGGGTGCTTGCCAACCTAGCGTGTATATTCGGCTAGGATCAACACTAAAGCACAAGTCGTGACCGGGTCGATCAACTGGAACCAATTGATAGGATAATTCACGACCCATTACCTGTGCAATCTGTTGGGCAAATTCAAGATTATTGATAAATTTATCTCCAGCACTGTTCCATTTTTCACAACGAGTGGATTGGGTTTTTAATATAAATCGAGTATGGCTGGCTACATCTCCAGCATAGAACCAACGGCGCCCACCAATTAACTCACTGGGCCCGACATGTATGTCCAAGGTTTCGTTGTTGAGTAATTTGCGTATGATGATTACAGGCAACCGATTGCTTTGGCAACGTGGACCAAAGGTGTTGTTGATATGTATAATGCTTGTAGGAACATCAAATGAATTGGCATAGGCCAGGCACAGTTCTTCACCGGCGGCTTTGCTGGCCGCATAGGGACTGTTGCTGTTGTAGGCATCGGTTGCTTGACTGTCTTGACCAATGGGCACAGGACCATATACTTCTCCTGAACTGTAATAGACAAATCGATCAACACCGGTGTGTCTAGCGTGTTCTAACAAGTTTAGTGTACCCAACACATTGTCCATGACGGATGCAGTAGGATTACTCAAGCTGTCGGCGGCACTGGGATTGGCTCCTGCATGTAATACAATATCGGCTTTGGGAAGATTAGCACAAGGATTTTTAATATCGTGTTCAATGATTTCAATGTCATTGACAAATTGGTCTAGTCTAATCATGTTGGTAGATCCCGGACGGACCACACAGATCACACGATGATCCTTGAGAAATTCTTCCACTAGGTAGTGTCCAATAAATCCATTGGCACCAGTAATTAATACTGTTTTCATGATTGATATTTGTAAACAGTGTCAGAATGTTCGTGCATAATTTCTTGGTAACCTCGATCACTGAGAAACTTGTTAAACGTAGTTTTATCGACTCCGTACCTGGCAGACCATGCATCAACCCACTCTACTATGATTACAGGATGATATTGTTCAATGGTTCCAACAGCACCTTGTAAAGCAAAATACTCATAGCCTTCTATGTCCAACTGAATAAGATCGCATCCGGGCAGATTCAGATCATCGACTCGCACAGTGGGTATATTACCTTTTTGTCCCACATGCATACCACCTGCTTCTAGACCATCATCACTAACGTGTTCATCTAATTCTATAAAGATTTTTTCCTTACCCAAGCATGCTTGAGTCTTTATTACATTCCTGGGACTGTTCAATGTAAGGCACAGGAAGTTTAGTGGATCTGGTTCAAATGTATATACTGTGTTAAACCACTTTGCATATTCTCGAACATATTGTCCACAATTTCCTCCAGCTTGAATCATGATATTACGATTGGGAATATGATCCATTAATGTTTTTAAAAACTCCGACGTCACTGGAAAGTCATGCATGGCCCTCCAGGTTCCTTGATCATATATGGGCCAAAACAAAGGATCAACACCTGGCAACCGTTCAGACGTTCTGACTTCAACAATGTTATCTAATTGTTCAAAGTTCATGTTCTTCTCACATTTAAATACGCCGGCTGATCACTGTATAAAAACTCTGGCCATATGGATTCTAGTTCAGCTATGCTGTTAGGCTGATAGATCTTGATATTAGGAAATACCGCAACAGCACGAGCAGCATCTTCGGCCCAGTGACTAAATCCCAAATGTCCATAGTCCTGGTCACGGCCTACACCCACCAACTTGACCGGTGCCAGCTCATGATCTAGGTAATTGCGTAGCCATTCATATGGACGGAAGATTACAAACGGAGTAATGCTGTAGCATACAGGTATCTTGCCACAATGTGTAAGTCCTACTGCGGTGCCCAACATCAGTTGTTCTGCGGCACCTACATTAAGAGCACGGTCGGGTGCTATTTCTCTTGAACGATTGAGCACACCAAAGCCAAGGTCACCCGACAACAACCACACATTGGAATCCTTGGCCAACGAGTCAGCCATAAGTTCACCAAATCTATTTCTCATAATTGATCCAAATCTTCTGGTTTTAACACATAGTAGTGTGTGAGTATGCCCTTGGCAAACGACCAATCTGGTGGCGAAGTTTCACGTATATTGATTCTTGGCAAAAATGCCTGTAACCTACGAATGATATATTCTTTGTCAATAAAGTCATAAGCAATCATACCGTTGACGTTTACATACACTTCCAGATTATCTAACTTAGCTTCGTATATAAAACGCAGGGCTTCCCATATGCTGCCTTCGCCACACTCACCATCACTGATTAAACAATGAACTCTGCGATCGCGATCAGCCAGTGCATACCCACAGGCCACAGTAAGTCCCATGCCGAGACTGCCGGTGGAACAAGGTAATCCGTCTTCAACATTTCTATGTGGGTGAACTCCATGTTTGTGAAACAAGTGTTCAGCATCTTTGCCTAGGTATTTTTCTAACACCACATACCAAGCCAAGGCCGCATGACCTGAACTTAAAATAAACGGCTCGTTGGGTTGTCGATTTTTGTAAATTTCTTCAATGATGTTGACCGCATTAAGATTGGAACTCAGGTGTCCAATTTTTTCTTTATAGCTAATATCAATGATTCTTTGTTCAACATCGTTCATAGATATAAACTCATAAATCCGTCAACTTTCTCTCCAATGTAGGCAATCTGTTCGGGAGTAATAACTGGGCTACATCCATGGAAGTAAGTGTTCTTCATAGTGAATGTGGCCACAGGATAGTTGTCACGTGCATCTACCGGATTCATCAAATGACTGTATGCAGGTTGCAACATGATGTTACCGGCAAAGTACGGTCGTGTCTGTATCAAGTTTTCTTCTAAATAGTCAACAATGTCCATGCGTGTAAAGGGAGCATCCGCACGTATGGTCAATGGGAACGCAAACCAACTGACATCGGCCTTGTCTCTGGCACGTGGCAAGTGGAAGAACTGTTCATGCTTTTCATAGATAGCAAACAATAGATTGTAGTTGCGTTGACGTAGGACATGTATTTCTGGTAATTTTTTAAGTTGTTCAAGGCCCATGGCTGCCTGTAGTTCAATGGGTTTTAAGTTGTAACCAATTTCATCATACACATATTTGTGGTCAAAAATTTCGCCAGGCATTTCAGGAATCCACTCATTGAATCGCTTGCCACATGTGCCACATTTTAACTTGTTGGCCTCAGGTCCCACACAATAACAACCACGTCCCCATTCACGCAGACTACGTATAATGATTTCTTGTTGTGTATCATTCATGGCCACAAAGCCGCCTTCGCCCATGGTCATATGATGTGCCGGATAAAAACTGCAACTGGCCATTAGACCAAAGCTACCCAAAGGTTGACCATCATAAGTTGTGCCTAACCCGTCACAACAATCTTCAAGCAATACAAGATTGTGTTTATTGACCAATTCCATCACACGATCCATATTGGGTGGGTTGCCCAACACATGTGCAAAGGTTATAATTTTAATGTCCGGATCATTAGCAAGTATCTGTTCTGCTTGATCTAGATCAATATTTAAGGTGTTGATTTCGATATCGCAGAACACTGGTGTAAATCCATTTTGCAAGGTTGGATTGAGTGTGGTTGGAAATCCTGCAATAGGCATTAATACCTTAGTGCCTGATGGGAAGTTGTAGCCACGTTTGCTTTTCATTGCTGTCATCATCAACAGGTTAGCACTGCTACCCGAGTTGGTCAGCACCCCGCGAGCCTTGCCAAATTCTTTGGGGAATTGTTGTTCAAACTGTAGACTTTTGTTGCCCATGACTAACCAACCATTTAGCAGTGCTTCTGCAGCCGCCACATACTCGTCCGATGTAAAATGTGGACCCGCATAGTTGACAAAGTCCTTGCCGGCTACCCAAGTTTTATCTACTTGTTTAGCATCAATGTATTTTTTAATGTCTTCTAATATTTGTTTCATATTTTAATTCCAAGTTGATTGCAAATTTCTCTCATAATGTGTATTACTGCTTGACTACCACGACTGCCATGAAAATGTAATATGTGAGCTTGATTTATAGATATACTGTTCCAGTCGTTGTGCCAATCTACTGCATTTTGTGCCAGCGCCCTTAAATTCATTGCTTGATAGGCCATCTCTGGATGCAGTCGGTCAGACTCATCAATATCTTGGTTCCTGAACATAGCATTGTGTCTTAGCTGGTCAAACCCCCAATTACGGTCTGGATGAGTTTCTCTTTGAGCCAACCACTCTTCTCCAAGTTTCCATACATCGTCTGACATAGTATGCGGATAATACTGTATATCATCATTGAAATAGTGTGCAAAATCTTTATAATTTTTTGGGTCAGTATAATTGAACAATCGGTATTGAGAGAACTTATTAGAAAACAATTCTGTAGGCTGGATCATAAGTGTATCGGCACCTGCCCAAAATATGTTGCAAGGTTCTTTGTGCCATAATTCTTTGATATCTAACCAATTTTGATAGGTGCAGGTATCACTATTGGTAGCAGGATCAGTCCACAATACCACTTCAAACGGTTCTTTTACAAAGTGTTGAAA